CGCATACTACCGGCGCAGCTATAACTGTGCAGAACCTACCTGCTCTTAACGTGTGGCCTACACCTAACGCCCCCGGCGATCAGTACATGTTTGTGTACTACCGGATGCGCCGTATTCAAGACGCTGGCTCTGGTGTGACCGTTCAAGATATCCCCTTCCGTTTTATCCCCTGCATGGTGGCAGGATTGGCCTATCTGTTGAGCATGAAGCTGCCAGATGTTGACCCAAACCGCACAATGGCGCTTAAAGCCGATTATGAACAGCAATGGGAATTGGCCCAGTCAGAAGACCGCGATACCTCTCCGTTGAGGTTTGTGCCAAGGAACTTGTTCTATGCCTAATCGGTTTGCCTCCGGTAAGCATGCAATTGCTGAATGCGACCGTTGTGCGCAGAGGTACATGCTCAAGGAATTAAAGACACAGACGGTTAAGACTAAGCCATTTAAGGTCAAGGTTTGCCCAGCATGTTGGGATCCAGATCAGCCACAGTTGCAACTGGGTATGTACCCCGTTAATGACCCACAAGCTGTGCGTGAGCCGCGTCCTGATGTGAGCTACCAAGTCTCTGGTCAAAGTGGCTTACAAATTTTGCTGACTGATAGCACTACTCAAGATGGGTTTGGCTATCCAGAACAGGGCAGTCGGGTCTTTGAATGGGGCTGGAGTCCCGTTGGTGGGGCAAGTGGGTTTGATACACTTTTAACGCCAAATAGCTTGGTGTTAGCAATAGAACTTGGTACAGTTACGGTTACAGTTACATAAGGAGCTTGAAATGGACAAAGCGGATTTAAAACAGGACAAAAAGATGATGGCTGGAGCCGTGCACAAGCACGAGAAAAAGCTGCATCCCGGTCAGCCTATGACCAAATTGGCCAAGGGTGGCAAGACAAATGCTCAGATGAAAGCTCTGGGTCGTGGTTTGGCCAAAGTGGCTAACCAGAAGAAGTCTTCCTTCACATACAAAAAAGGAGCTTAATATGGCCACTTTTAGCAAAAAAGTTATGGGTAAAGAAGTTGGCGACGCCAGCGTCTATGCTCCGCCCCACAATATGAGTGGTGAAGCAGGTGTGGACATCAAGAACAGCGGATATCAAGGTGGTAATCGTTTTACTGCTAACGATGTAAACATGTCTGTTGGCAACATCAGCCGTGACCCATATAAAGAGCCAAAGACCTCTGGTATTAAAATTCGCGGTACTGGCGCGGCTACTAAAGGTGTAATGGCACGAGGCCCGATGGCATGAACTACACGCAACTGTTCAATAACATTCAGTCGTATACGGAAAATAATTTTCCGGACTTTACCGTTTCTGACGGTGCGACAGAAACGTCTAAAGAACAGATTGATCGGTTTATTGAACAAGCCGAATTACGCATTTACAACACGGTGCAGTTTCCGTTTTTGCGTAAAAACATGACGGGCAATATTCAGTCGGGCAACAAGTACCTCAAAGCACCAGAAGACTATCTTGCTACATATTCTTTGGCAGTGATTGATTCATCTGGTAACTACGAGTACTTGTTGAACAAAGACGTAAACTTCATTCGTCAGTCATACCCCAACCCAACAACAGATGTTGGTACACCTAAATACTATGCGTTGTTTGGCCCTGCGATTGTGGGTAGCGCAATTACAACTGAACTGACGTTTATTCTTGGCCCAACTCCTGATGCCGCCTACACAGCGGAGCTTCATTTCTATTATTACCCAGAGTCTATTGTGACTGCGGGTACTTCATGGTTAGGTGATAACTTTGACACCGTGCTCTTGTATGGTTCACTGGTTGAAGCGTATACCTTTATGAAGGGTGAGACAGACATGCTTGCCCTATACGACGGCAAATACAAAGAAGCTCTTGCTCAAGCTAAACGTTTGGGCGATGGTATGGAGCGTCAAGATGCTTATCGTTCTGGCCAATATAGACAGGCGGTGACCTGATGGCTTTCACTGGTAACTACTCTTGCAACACGTTGCGCACAGGTTTGATTAACGGCACGTTGAGATTTGCAACGGATACGTTTCGTTTGGCGTTGTACACAAACGCAGCCACATTGAACCAGCTTACTGCGGCCTACACATCAGACGGTGAAACTTCTGGTGGTAACTATGTAGCTGGTGGTCAAGTAGTCACAGCAACGGTTAATACTGCGCTTGGTTCAAACAGTAGTACCATTTACGTTAACTTTTCCAGCCCCGCGTGGACTGGTGCAATCACTGCTCGTGGCGCATTGATTTATGACGTCACTACTGGCGCGGCTGTTTGCGTTTTAGATTTTGGGAATAACGTAACATCAACAAGTACGTTTACTGTAACGATGCCCGCTGACACCAGCACGGCTGCACTCATTAGACTTGTATAGGAGAAAATATGGCATTGGTCACAACCACCAAAGGCGAAATGGACGATTCTCTTCTTGAGAAAAAAGAAGGTTCCGTTGATAATGACAACGAGTACACCACTTGGGTGGAGTATTGGTTAGATGGAGAACTTGTGCATCGCTCTGCCCATGTTCAATTGAAAAAAGCGGTTATGTTTTCGGCTGAAGCCGCATCTTTTATTTAAGGAGCCTAACATGGCAAATACACAAGCAATGTCAACTTCGTTCATGGGTAAACTCATGACAGGCACACACAATTTTGGTACGGGCGTTGTTCGCGCAGGTACTGGTGCAGACACGTTTTATGGTGCTTTGCTTTTGGCAAGTGGCACATTTAACGCTTCTTCATCTAACTACACTGGTACAGTTGGTTCTGTCACCATGTCTGGTGAAGTATCTGGTACGGGCTACACGGCGGGTGGCGTGGCTATTACCAATGCAACTCCCCCTACGGCTACCAATTCATCGGTTACTGCGGGTGTTGCGTACTGGACTCCTTCTGCCAGCATTACCTACACAACTGTGACGTTGGCCACAGCATTTGATGCTGTGATGGTTTATAACTATACGCAAGGTTCGGCGGGTGCTTATCCTGCTGTGAGTATCCATACGTTTGGTTCACAGACCATTACCGCTGGTACGTTTACTTTGACCATGCCATCAAACACGACTTCAACTGCTTTGATTCGCTTGGCTACAACCTAATAGGACTAGCGGGGTAACCCGCTGGAGTAGCCATGTTTGGAATATCCGCATTTGCTGAAGCGCCGTTCGCCTCGCTTGCGGGGCAGACGATAGTTATTGCCCTTACCGGCGTCTCTTCATCGGGCGCGGTAGGGACAGTTGTTTATACACGCGAAGAGGCACTAACAGGGGTTGGCGCAGAAGGCGCGGTAGGTACAGTTACAGACCTAGTAACATATAGTTTAATCGGCGTTGAAGCTACTGGAGCGGTTGGTACAGTTGCAGTCGCAGAACGAGTCATTGCGCTTACAGGGGTTAGTGCTTCTGGTGAAGCTGGATCAATTGGTGTTTTTGGTATTGAGGCGGGGCTTCAAGGAGTTGAAGCTACTGGTGCGGTAGGAACAGTTGCAGTTGCAGAAAGAAGTATTGCACTGACGGGAGTTAGCGCAGACGGGGCAGCAGGGACTATTTCTTTTAGCCCGACACCTACTGGGTTGCAGGCTTTAGGATCGGTTGGCACTGTAACTCTTGCGGATCGTGAAATTGCATTAACTGGAGTTAGTGCTACAGGCGCGGTTGGTGATGTTACTGAAACAAATAACCCGACCGAAGATGGTGTAGTGGCTACGGGTAGTGTGGGATCAGTAGGGTCTACCAGAACTATAGCGTTGTCAGGTGTTGGGGCAATAGGCCGGGTTGGAAATGTTGGTGAATTTTATTGGTCACTAATAGATGACAGCGAGACGCCAAACTGGCAAAATGTTGAAATGACGGTGTAAGGAAATACTATGGCACTTGTATTAGCAGATCGTGTAAAAGAAACCACCACAACGGCTGGTACGGGAACTATTACGCTTGCTGGCGCAGCTACAGGGTTTCAATCTTTTGCAGTAATTGGTAATGGCAATACAACTTATTACACAATTTCAGCCCAAGCAGGTACTGAATGGGAAGTTGGTATTGGGACATATACATCATCTGGCACTACACTGGCGCGTACAACTGTTTTGTCAAATAGTTCTGGCACACAACCAAGCGCATTAAACTTTTCAGCCGGTACAAAAGATGTATTTGTAACTTACCCAGCAGGGTATGCTGTGGCTTCTACCAATGTGGGTACAGCGGGTCAGTTGCTTACATCAAATGGTACAGGTGTAGCTCCTACGTTCCAAGCAAGCACGGCTGCGTCAAAAGCGTATGCGCAAGCAATGCGAATTTTGGCTATTTAAAGGACTAACATGGCAGTAACCAACTTTTCACCGCTTCTTGGCTTGGCATTGCCAACCACAGGAGACTTGTCTGGTACGTGGGGTACAGTTGTTAATGTCTCAATTACAGACCTTTTGGATTCTGCAATCGCAGGTACCGCAACACTTTCTACAGATGTTAACGTTACACTTAGCACTACTAACGGCGCAGCTAATCAGGCTCGTGAAGCCATTCTCTTGTGCACAGGCGCACGTACTAGTATTAAGACTATTACAGCCCCAGCGCAATCCAAGATATATATTGTCATCAATGCTACATCAGGCGGCTATGCGGTCAAAATTGTAGGTTCTGGCCCTACAACCGGCGTAACGATTCCTAATGGCGAAAAAGTGTTAGTCGCTTGGAATGGGTCTGATTTTGTTCAAGTTGCATCTAGCGTAATTGATTTAACTTCTGAAGTCACAGGCACGTTACCCGTAGCAAATGGTGGTACAGGGGTGACTACCTCTACCGGGTCTGGAAATGTAGTGTTGTCTAATTCGCCAACACTTGTCACTCCAATTTTAGGTACGCCTCAATCCGCTACTCTTACAAATGCCACGGGGCTTCCTTTAACAACAGGTGTTACTGGTAATTTGCCTGTCACCAATTTAAACTCTGGTAGTTCCGCAGGTAATACTACATTTTGGCGTGGTGACGGAACTTGGGCTACCCCACCAAATTCCGGTGGAACAGTCACAGCGGTTACAGCGTCTGCACCATTAGCTTCTTCCGGTGGTACAACTCCTGATATTAGTTTTACAGGAACACTTGCAGTAGCTAATGGTGGTACGGGCACCGCTACACCCAGTTTGGTTCAAGGGACAAATGTTACTATTACTGGAACATGGCCTAATCAGACTATTGCTGCTTCAGGTGGTGGTAGTGGCATCACCGCTGGTAAATCTATTTCTTTCGCAATGATTTTTGGTTTCTAAGGAGCAAACATGGCCAATCCAAATATAGTCAACGTCACCGCCATTTATGGCACGACAACTTATCTCACCCCATCGGGGACATCAGCAGTTGTATTGCTGCCTAACGCCGCATCATCTGGTCTAGTTTTTAAGATCAATCAGATTGTTGCGGCTAATGTAAATGGGTCATCGGCTGTAGATACTACGGTTTCCATCTACAGTAATGGCGCTGTGGCTCAAGGCTCTGCCCCATCGGGCGGTACGGCTTACCCAATCGTATCTACGGTGTCTGTACCTGCTGATGCTTCATTGATTGTTGTGGACAAAACCACTGCCATCTATTTGATGGAAGGCACATCAATTTCAGTGACATCCGGCACAGCCAGCGGTATTACATACAGCATCAGCTACGAAGTCATTAGCTAAACGGGGAGCAGTTCATGTCCAATCGCTATAAAGGCGGGATTATTTCCGCAACGCCGCCTACGACTACGGGTGGTAATGATGGAGTTGCGTCCGGCGCTTGGACATTAGAACAACAGATGCAAGCTCAGGCGGCAGGTCTGTGGCCAAATCAACCTATTTTTTATATTGAAGATGTGTTCAGCACATACCTTTACGCAGGAAATAACTCTTCACAGACTATTACGAATGGAATTAACTTGTCTGGTAAAGGTGGGTTAGTTTGGATTAAAAATAGGACTTCTTCTGGTGGACAAAACACATTATTTGATACTGCTAGAGGTGTTAATAAATACTTAAATACAAATGACACTATTGCTGAAACTACTGATGCTGGAATGAATTTTTCATTCTTGTCAACAGGGTTTAGCCAAAATAATTTATATACAGACACAAATGCTTCTGGTTCTAACTATGTCTCATGGACATTCCGCAAGCAACCAAAGTTTTTTGATGTAGTGACGTGGACAGGCAACGGTAGTGCTGATCAAACAATTACGCACACACTTGGATCAACTCCCGGATTTATTACTGTTAAAAAAACCAGTGGCGTATCAACTTGGTGGTGTTTTCATGGGTCTTTAGGAAATACATCAGCGATGGAGTTGAATAGCACCTCAAACGTGTTTACAACAGCCTCAATAAACTGGGCTGTAACTTCAACTACATTTAACGCAGAAGGATTCTTAAATCTTAATGATTCTGCATCAACTTATGTGGCGTATATCTTTGCTCATAATAGTGCGGGCTTTGGCTTAACTGGTACAGACAATGTGATTTCGTGTGGGTCTTATACAGGTAATGGTTCTGCAACTGGCCCTGTAGTTACTCTTGGATATGAGCCTCAATTGCTGTGGGTAAAACGCACAGACAGTGCTGGAAGCTGGAGTATTCTTGATAATATGAGAGGATTGCCAACTGGTTCTGCCGATGCTCAATTGTTAATAAATTCATCGAACGCTGAATCTTCTACAACAGATTTTGTTTCATTAAGTGCTACTGGATTTCAGCTTGTTACAACTAGTACAGCTTTTAACGCATCTGGTGGAACCTACATTTACATATCCATTCGCAGAGGCCCGATGAAAGTGCCTACTGTGGGGACAACGGTGTTTAGTCCTGTGGCTAGAACTGGCACTGGTGCTACAGCAAACATTACCGCAGGATTTACGGTTGATTTAGAAATTAGCAAAACAAGGCCAATTGCTAACCCGCCAGCTTGGTTTGATAGACTGCGTGGCCGCTACCGCTGGTTAAGAAGTAATGATACAACAAGCGAAGCTACGCTTACAAATTCGCTAACTGGGTTTGACAATAATACAGGCGTAGTAGTAGGTTCTGATGTCGATGATGGAATCATAAACTTTAATGCCAGAACATATGGTAATTGGATGTTTGGTCGTGCTCCCGGCTTCTTTGATGTGGTTTGCTACGCGGGTACAGGAAGTGCTACAACTGTGACGCATAACTTGGCGGCAGTACCTGAGTTAATAATTGTAAAATCACGAAATGGGGCGGCTGAAGACTGGCGAGTTTATTATGGTGTAAATCAATCAATGGCATTGAATACAACAGCCGCAGGAGGAACGGCATCACCTGTTCTTTGGAATGACACAGCACCTACATCATCAGTTTTTAGTGTAGGAACTAGCACCAATACAAATGGCTCTGGCTACACTTACGTCGCCTACTTATTTGCAACTTGCGCTGGTGTTTCCAAAGTAGGTTCGTACACCGGTACAGGCGCGGCACAAACCATCAACTGTGGATTCACGGCAGGTAGTCGTTTTGTAATGATCAAGCGTACAGACTCAACAGGCGATTGGTACGTTTGGGATTCGGCCCGTGGCATCATTCCAGCAAACGATCCATACCTTTTGTTAAACTCAACTGCCGCTGAAACCACGGGCACAGATTATGTTGATGCTACAAACGTAGGCTTTGACATCACCAGTACTGCACCAGCCGCTATCAATGCAAATGGTGGGACATTTATTTTCCTTGCCATAGCTTAAGGACAGAACATGAGTACGAAGTACACCGGCGGTTTCATCACAAAGTCCCCAGTAGCGCCAACAACCACGGCGGCTTCTGGTGTCTGGACGCTTGACCAACAACAGCAAGCTCAGAAAGCCGGTACTTGGCCTAGCCCACCTATATTCATTGAGGACTTGTTCTCGACATATTTATATACGGGCACAGGTGCAACACAGACCGTTACCAATGGGATTGATTTGGCAGGCCAAGGTGGATTGGTGTGGGCTAAAATTCGTAGCGGTTTCAATTCCCCTTTAAGTCATGCTTTGTTTGATACATCAAGGGGGGTGTTAAATAGACTTGCATCAAATTTATCAGATGCCCAAGCATCAACTGCAAATTCTTTAACTGCGTTTAATTCAACTGGTTTTACAGTTGGCTCATCTGTAACTGTTAATGGTGGTGGTGCTGGTGATTCGTATGTTTCATGGACATTCCGCAAGCAACCAAAGTTCTTTGATATTGTTACTTATACGGGCAATAACGCTACAGGGCGCACAATTAGCCATAATTTGGGTAGTGTCCCCGGGTGTATTATTGTAAGACGTTATGACACTATTGCTGGATGGGATGTTTATCACAGAAGTCTTGGTGCAAGCCAAGCAATCAACTTGCAGGGCACTGGTGCGGCATTTGCTGACTCGATTTGGAATAGTACGTCTCCTACAAGCACCGTTTTTACGGTTAGTGGAAGCGCAAATACAAGCGGCGGCACTTATGTTGCCTACTTATTCGCCCATGATGCAGGGGGCTTCCCTGTTTCTGGCGGCGGCTCAACCAATGGTATTTCGTGTGGGTCGTTTACGACTGATGCGTCAGGTTTATTTTCTGTAACCCTTGGGTATGAACCTCAGTGGGTAATGGTTAAGAGAACGACAGGTGTTAGCGATTGGACTATGTTTGACACCATGCGTGGCATGCCCACAGCCGCCGCGTCTGGAATATTTTCGGCAACATTACTTGCTAATACTACTGCCGCAGAAGCTGCCGCAGGTGGAACAGTAGGGGTAAATGCAACGGGATTTAATTCTTTAAACGGATACTTAGCTTCTAGTAGCACATTCATCTACATAGCCATCCGCCGTGGCCCAATGAAAGTGCCTACTACGGGTACTAGTGTATTTGGTATGTCTGCTAGATCAGGTACAGGTGCAAATGCAACTGTGACAGGGGGTCAAGCTGATGATGCTGTGTTAGTTAAAAATCGTGGCTCGGCAGTTGCTTCTTTATTTTCTTCACGGCTTACTGGTACTGGCTACCTTGTACCAGCAACCACAGCGGCAGAAGTAGCGGCAGGGGTAACCATACTTCAAGCAAATCCTTGGGATGTAATGGATGGTGTCAAAGTTGGTACTACGTCAAATATCATAAATGATAGTGCAAGCACATATATAAATTATTTGTTTAAACGTGCGCCATCCTTTATGGATGTTGTTTGCTATACAGGTACGGGAGTAGCTACAAATTTTAGCCATAACCTACAGGCAGTGCCACAACTGATGTTTGTAAAAGCAAGAACAAATGCGTTTGCTACTAATTGGTATGTTTATAACGAAAGTTTAGGGGCGACTAAAACAATTTTTTTAGATGATGACACTAGTTTTGCAACAAATGCCGCTTTTTGGAACAATACCACACCCACTTCATCAGTTTTTACTATAGGGACAAGTCAAGACATCAATTCCTCTGGGTACACAAACATTGCCTATCTATTTGCAACCTGTGCAGGGGTAAGCAAAGTGGGTTCATACACAGGCAACGGAACAACGCAGACTATTGATTGTGGAATAACCGCAGGGGCAAGGTTTGTACTTATTAGGCGTACAAGTTCAACTGGTAGTTGGTATGTTTATGACACTGCCCGTGGCATGACCACATTGACAGACCCTTATTGGCTTGCAGACACTACAGCGGCTGAAGTGGCAACTCTTGGTTCTGTTACAACAGTAGCAACAGGATTTGCAGTTGACTCAGCAATCTTAGCGGCAATCAATCTAAATGCCAGTACATATCTCTTTCTCGCAATTGCTTAAAAGGAGCACATCATGGAAATTCGTTTACGTTCAACAGGTGAAGTTATGTATGAGAGTGAGTTCCGTACTCGCTTCGCTCAAAACTTGCCACCCCGCCCAGTAACACAAGAGTGGCTTGATAGCTACATCAGCGACCCCGCTGGTGATATTGTGTTTGAAGGCCCACAGGCTACAGGCGGCACGGTCTATCAGTACAGCCAACGCTCTGGCGTGGAACAGCTTGACGGCAAGTGGTACACAAAGTATATCCTTGGCCCAGTGTTCACAGACCGCGCCGCATCAGAAGGCCAGCCTGCCCAGACAGCCGCCGAGCAGGAAACTGCATACAAGGCAATGAAGGACGTAGAGCAAGCTACATCAGTACGTGCATCACGCACCCAACTGCTCAAAGACAGCGACTGGACACAGATTGCAGACAGCACCGCAGATAAAACTGCATGGGCTACATACCGTCAAGCACTGCGTGACATTACTGCTCAATCAGGCTTTCCTTGGGCAATCACTTGGCCTGACGCTCCTTAATCATGCGGAACTGGGCTGAAGCGTTCATCGTTGCGGCCTTTATAACCGCCTTCATTGTGTGGGGAACATTTACCCTTGTTTGGATTTGGGGCTAGTATATGAGCGACGAAAAATTAAACCCCAACTCAACGCTAGACAAAGTGCTGGGCTATGTGGATAGTCCGTTTAAACTGTTTGCAATCCTTGTCATGGGGGTTGTTGCGTTTGTGGGGTATATGTTTTGGCAAAACCAATCGTTTTTAATCTCTGCGTACCAAGAGCAGAAGAGGATGCCAAGCATCCACGAAGAGCGAGTTGACGATGCGGCTTCTGTACTGTTTAAACAAACAGACGCTAAGTTTGTGGCTATTTTCAAAGTCAACCCAATATTGGGCACTCGTATTCTTTACAGGCTGTACACAAAAGATGGTCGCAGTAAAGAGTTAGAAGGCTTGGATGTTGGTCTGTTTACAGCCAACCATGCAAACAACAATGATGTTGTAAAGCTAATGGCGGGTGATGTACCTTGCAGTCAGTACCTACGCCCACAAAGTGAATTGGGCATTTGGTACATAGCGCAAGGAGTTGGTTATACCTGCCGAATATCTGTGCCCCCAGATCGCAGTCGGTTCATAGGGCAGATTACG